TACCTGGCCCGCGGTACTTGGTCACTTCCGCGGTCGATTCGGTCACAATAAAGATTGCGCCGTCTTCCTTGCATGTTATTTTGGTCCCGGTCTTGTAAATCACTTGTTGCACTCCCCTGTTAAGACAAAATCCCAAGCATTCCCCTTCCGGGTAATTGCAACCGCTCCCAACGTTACGGCAAGTCACTGGCGGCACTCCTTAACGATGAATTCCCGGGCCGCATCATAGGCGGCGCCGTCATTTGGCGCCCGCATCCCGGTCGGCTTGAGCCTGGCCGCAATGTAGTCAACGCCGCGATGGGCGACCGCCCTGTCATGCTTCAAGATTAGCATGTCGCCCCAATAATCGACCATGTAATGCAAGCGCCGGGAGTCCGGCCACTGGGCATCGTAGGTGCCTTCCATGTACGCTTTGTGGGCCAGCATGCCGCCAAGCTGGCACGGGTCCGCGCTGGCCTGGTTGGGGCCTGGCGTAATCGGCGTCGACCTTGGTGCAATGTGTTGGCACGCCTCGACCGTGCCGTCCGGTTTGAATCGCTGGCAAGCCGCGTTGGCATCGTTCCAGCCAGCAAAGGCGTAAGCGGCCAGGATTAAGAGAATTACGCGCATGGTGTGGGCTCCTAATTGTCCAAAAAAGCCCAGTCGCGCAACGGCATCACAGCGCACCGCGGATACGTGTCGTTCTCACGGTGCATGAGTCCGCATGGGGAGTTCTGCATCTTGAAGAATGCTTTGCTCAAACCCGTGGCAATCCGCATGGCAGTTTGGCACCGCGCCAGCAGTTCAGCGTCATATTGATTTACGGCGGCATCAAATTGACTGTCGCGGGTCGGCAGCACCCGGTCGCAGTCTGGAAATCTACCGTCGATCGGTTTGAAAATTTGCCCGGCGCATTCGTATCGACCGTCCGGCGCGATGGTAATTTCAACAGTCTGCAATTTGCTTTTGGCGATCAGCTTGGCGGTATCCAAAGGGATGATGAAGTCGGCCGGGGCGAATGCTGATTTTTCAGGCATCAAGTCGTCAAATGCCAAAGACCCGTCGGTAGCGCGGACATGAACGGCGCCGTCATCTCGCACTAGAATTTGCACGCCGACCAAGTAATAACGTACATCCTTTGTCGATGCCATTCCGCAAGCAGCTTTGATAGATTGAGTTCTTACGGTAATCACTTTTAAATCTCCGGTTGGTTGGTATAGGTGTACTGTAGCTAAATAATTTATCTATGTCAACTGATAATATCCAACGTCCCGCAACATCGCTTCGGCCTTGCCGACGTACCAAGCGTAGTCGATATCGTCCGGGAATTCGTCCGGTAGCGTCATGCACGGCCGGGCACCATAGGAAAGGCTTACCGTGTTGCCGTTACTGGCGTAGACGATGGGGCCAGGCGCTTGCGTGCTGTAGTACCAGCGCACCACCTTTCCCAAGTATTCCGGCGTTTGGGGCTGGAAGCACGCGGCGTATGCTGTGGCCGCTGGTGCCAGCATGTCCCCGCGGCGCCACTTGCGGCCCTCCTTGGTCCATCCGTTGGCCTGCAACGTGCCGACCATATCCATGACCCTGGCACCCTTGCGCGGCCCTTCGCCCCACATTTTGACGCCGCCCCCGTTGACCTTCTGGATGGTAACGAACTTGCGAATATCACGGCACGCGGCAATGGTGTATTCCACGGGCACACCCTTTGCCAAGAATTCCGCCACGGCGTCCGCGCAAATCTCGACGTCGGGGTTTTTCTTTTCAGCCAAACCGGCTTTGGCATATTCCCCTTTGCGCTTCACGTCGTCCGGGGTCTTGATTGCAAAATAGTTGTTCACGTCCCGGGCATAGAGGGCGACGTAATCGTCCGTTTCCATTTCCAAGCCCGTGCGGCGTTGCCATTCAGCAATAAGGTATTCACTGACCTGCAGCTTATCCCGCGGGCAGTCAATGACTATGCCGTCGGTATTGGCCGAAATAACCGGGATTCCGTAAAGTTCGTGCCATTCAATCAGCATCAAAAGGGACAATTGCCCGGTTACTGTTGTTTGAATCAACATGGTCGGCGCAAAAAGAACGCTGTACGGGCTCCCGGTCTTTCCAAAAGTCCCGTTAATCATAATCTTGCCACCTTCGTTGCCGACCCTGGCTTCGGCATATTCATGGCTCTTTGTGTCGCCGGCCTTCTTTAATTTCCCTTGCAAGGCTTTGGCGGCTAGGCGTTCATCCTTAATGGATTCGTACTCTTTGAGGAAGGTCGGCCCAAGGGCGGGCGGCCACTCGCCGGAATTCAAAATTAGATTTGGGTAATAGCTGGCGACGTCCGGCATCCGTATTTGGTTGTTCGGACCACTCACGGCGACTAGTTTTTTCTCCTGGCTGTGCAAGCCCCCAATGCCCATTTTATAGGTCGAACGGTTGACGGTAATTTCCAGCCCTTCAAGCTGTGGCGGCATTTCCACGGCGCCGGACGGCCCTAGCCTAAAGACGGATTCGCGGACCAGTTCCAAGGCCCTTTGCAGTTGCGGGAGCGTGTAGGAAATGAACGGCGGCACCTTGTACCGAAACGCTAAATTCCAATCAATTTCCGGCTTGTAAATGCGTTGCCCAAGGGCCTGTTCACAACGGCGCTTAAGTACAGCCTCCGCGACTTGGGCATCGGACTTGCTCCGGAGGTCCAAGCCGTAGCGATTGCCCAAGGCTTCCCGCTGTTCAATCATCGGCTGCAGGGCGTCAAAGAGGGCTTCCAGCACGGCAAGGTCGTTTTCGCAATACGTGTCGACTTCCACAATCTCCGCTTCCGTGACGTAGTGGCCCGGGTCATAGGGGAGGTCGCGCATTGTCTTACAGTGAATCCGGCCGGCGTACTGCTTTTGGGAACCGGCGCCCGGGGCGACTTCCATGACGTCGATATGGTCCGCGGGGCGCCACTCCGGCAAGCCAAGTTCCCAAGGCTTCACCTTTTCAACGATGATGCGGTCGTTAAGCCATTTCAATTGCTCCGCGGTGTAGCCGGACAGCGCCGCGGTAATCATGGGGACGTCGTAATAGTTGCCGTTGAAACTGACGGAGCAATAGGCGTCGAACAATAGCCGAATGCGGGCCGCGGTTTGCAAGTCAAACGCTTGGCCGGCACGAAGCCGGAAGCCATACGCTTGGCCGCCCTTGGGTCGAAACTTGAGCAACCAATAGTTGGGGAAGCATTCCGTATCGTAGAAGGCCACGGGGCGGGCTGCTGTGGCCGGAGGGGGCGGCGGTGCGACTAGCATGCGATAGCCTCAATTCTGGAAGGCATCAACGCCGCATAATCCGCGTTCAATTCGCAAAGTACCGCATTGCGTCCATGCCTCAATGCTACGCCGCCCGTCGTCCCCGAACCGCCAAACGGGTCTAAAACAGTACCCCCCTCCGGGCATCCGGCAAGAATGCAGGGCTCAATAAGTTCAGGGGGATAAACGGCGAAATGGTCGCCCTTGTAGGGCTTCGGTGTGACCGTCCACACGCTCCGGCGGTTGCGCATTCCGTCATGAGAAAATCCACCGTCCCTGTTCATCCCTTTACCAACTCGCCGAACTCCCATTTTTGCACCATACGCTTGTCCTCGCGTCGGTTCTGAGCTTGCTGATTTTGAAATGGCTGGTTCTTTAATGGAGACATGATCGTAAAAATAACGCTCCGACTTGGAAAGCAAAAATAAATATTCGTGCGCTTTGGTGCAGCGGTCGGTCACGCTTTCCGGCATCGGATTTGGTTTGTTCCAAATAATATCTTGGCGCAAATACCAGCCGTCGGCGCGCAGGGCGAAGGCAAGCAGCCAAGGGATGCCGATCAGGTCTTTTGATTTCAAGCCTGTTGGCGGCTTGCGTGTTTTTCCGTTCCATGCGCCCGCCTGACTGCCTTTGGTTTGTTTCGTTCCCTGAACCTGCGCGCCAGCAGCAGCAGCATAGCTGTCCCCGATGTTCAGCCATAGCGTGCCGTCGTCAGTAAGCGCCCGGCGGACTTCGCGGAACACTTCG